TTGTTGATACCCAATTCCCTATCAACTGTTCCCATACCAGGGTTTTTGAATCCCACATCACCACTGGTAGTTGATTTTGCAGAGAACCCAAGGAATCCACCACCCCTAAACTCCACTAGGATGTCAGCAGGGAACTTGTTCTGGTTTATTTTGACACCCAATAATTGTTGGAAGTTGAAACCAGGTCTAGCAGTCCAATAAACTGCTTTGGGAAACTGATATCCCTTAGCACCTGCTATCCTCAAGAACTCCTTTACCATCACACGAGCACGACCAGTCTGCTCTGCAATTTCTTTATCAGATAGTAAAGTAACTTTCCTTTTGAATTCCCTTTCGGTAGCAGGGTCAGGAAATTGTCTGTTATTCAGAAGAAATGTACAAAAAATTTCATTGACATCTGCTAACCGAGTGTTAGATCTTTTCATGGTAGTCTACTTACTTCTCCGTTCCTTAGAGTTCTACCACCGTATTCAATATCAGGTGCTGAAGAACCAAAAGTTCTTTTGATAACCAACATCCAATCCTCATCTACAACCATACCAGAACAAGGTTTAGTAAACATAGTCAAACGTTCCCTGTTAGATGATGGGACTTTCAATTTATTATCCCTATAATCTTGAGAGTCACCATTTACTAGACAATAGTCTTTAGCGGGCATCTTATACTCACGATGTTCTTGCCATGCACTATTCTCTGTTTGATTTGTAATAGACCACCTGTTGAAATTAGGGGTGTCATAAAAAAGATGAAGGTTTGCCGGGATACCAGGACGGTCGTAACAATACAGATGAAAGTTTCTAATAGAACGAAGCATACAATATTGATATTTACACGTGTAACTCATTGCCCAATGCCATTGCTTCAAATTAGCATCAGGTTTATTGAGTACCTCCATTACTGACTGAAACAACATCTTGTCAATATACTCTGGAACATTCTCATGGTATGGAGCATTCCTTTGTTCTTTACTGAAGATAAATGACCTACCTGCACCGTGTATATTATCTCCAGGTTCACCCATAACAAAGTATTGGTCTGGGTCATCGGCATACTCATCAATGAGTCCCATCCCATAATTATTACACAAAGTTACTTGGGGAAACTTATTCTTATGGAGAAGATCCCACAAAAAAGGATGCTCTGTCTCTGCAACAGGATCAAAGTGCAGATTGAATGGGTGACCAGTTTTTTGTAGTGCCCAAAATACTGCGGTACTATCAATACCACCTGACCACAGGACATTTACATTTCTATTATCTGCCTTTCTAATACACTCTAGTGCTGACTCATCTGCACAATCCCCGAAGTCCATATCAGTATGGCGGTCATCACGGGGAAGGATAGGAGATAGGATTGTATATTTTTTTCGAGTACGAAGTCTACCTGCACGACATATCATGCGTGTCATGAAGTAAGTGTTCAGAGCATTCTCTTTATCAAAGAATGTATCTCTCTGTTTTTGAATGTCGGGAGGAAATCTAATAGGGTCAGGACAATACTTATGGTCCCAATCATGGTTAGCCCATATACGTTGACTATAATCTCGCTTCAAACTCATTGGGGGGCCTTACGTAAACAATAAAAAAGGCAGGCATAACGCCTGCCTTTTGGTCACTCAGATTGTGATCAACAATCGTCGTCATCTAGACCAAATTCCATGCCACAACCTTCTTCTGCACGGATGCGATCAACCATACCGGCAGGGAAGCTGTCCTTGAACTGGTCATAGAGGGGCAGTGTAGCCTCTTTGAAACGTGCTCTTTCGGAGTCGGACATCGTAACAACTTCGATGTTCTCATCAACGCACTTACTCTTTACAACATCAATGTCTTCGACAGACCAGATACGCTCAGCACGTGCTGCAAGAATTGATGCTCTCTTGATATGCAGGCGCTTTTCTCTGGGCAGAGATGTCCAGAAATCCTTCTCTGCAATGATAGTCGTCAGGAAGAGAGAGTGCTCTGCATCATTGATAGTGTTCATGCACTCGTTTTGCTTCAAACCGAAGAAACGAGGGTATGTGGATTCACCACCAATAATGTCGCCGTCTTGCACGCCTTCGTTGATTTGCTCAAGTTCAATAGGAACAGGAACAGCACCGACTGCCTTCAGTGTTTCTTTGGCAATGTCAGAGTTGTTACAGCGAAGGGGAAGCCCTTGGAAATCTTCAATTTTTTCAATCTTTTTATTAGCAGGGATCATGCGGAATCCACCTGAATAGGTGAATGCCAGACCATGAACGCTACGATGCCCCTTAGCCTCGTCATCGAGACCACTGAGAAGTTCGCGACCAATGTCACCCTCTAGAACCTTCTGTGCGTGCTCATGATCACGGAACAGATAGGGCATGTCGAGGACCCGAAGGTCTGTATTATGCTCACGTCCAAGAGTGGACGTGTACATCTGTGACATTTCGATCTTACCATCCTTCATCAACTGCAAGATATCATGCTTGGAGATTGCAACTCCATCATTATACTTGTCGGCATACTCGGAAAGTGTAAGAATTTCCACTTCCAGATAACCAGGATCAAGCATCTCCATCATATGGGCAAACTTCCTTGCAGCTCTCAGGAAGAGCTCAATTGGTTCGTGTGCTAGCACCCAACGTACTTTTTTCATTAGTAGGTTATCCTTGAACAGTTAGAAGTATTTATATCCCTGCTAGATATGTGGCTCAGATGACCACACGATCCGTTGCAGAAGTCGTACGACGGTTCCAGTCGTTACGGTTCCACAGACGCTCGTGCAGCAGATAGAGCGTTGAGTTGATCACAAGTGCCATAAGTCCGATGGTAAGACCTTTCCAAGGGTTACCGGCAACGATCCAACCAATCACGGAGTTGGTGACCATCATCCAGGAACGCCAAGTAACGGCTTTGGCGATGGTCCGAGGGAAACGCTCAAACCACTTAGGGGATGCAAAAGACATTTTGAATGTTTTACTGAATATATTACCGACGATCTTTTATTTGGGTGGCGGCGTCGTTCCACTGTAATTATAAGATGTTGAGATGGCAAAGTCAAGTGACTGTCATCTTATCGCACCATACCGACTCTTCTTGGTCACATGTTTCATTTATATTATCGAAAAGAGTTGGAGTAAATTTGCTCATGTATTTATCATATACACCCCTAGTCTTTTCTTTGAACGCATCAATGTCATCGATCGAGAAAAATTGAACACCCTTCTCTTTCAGGTCATTCCTCAGGTTTTCTGTATCACTATCGTTCCAAATACTAGTGGCACGTGCTGCTTCATTACATGCTCGCTTCATCTGCTTTCTCAAGCAATGATCCTCTTCTTCTGGGGTGTGATCTCTATAGTCACACTCACACTTGACAGAATGTCTCCAGAATGGGTGAGATGCTAGCACAACATACCCATTGATACTGTGATTCAACTCAGTAACATATTTCTTAGACGAGTCCAAGTTCACCAAATCAGTTTCATATGCATCAGCATCACCACTAACCTCAGCACCCAGAGATTCAAAGATATCCTGCTCTAATGCAGTCCCATACTGAGTTTTGATCTTGGCACCTTCAAAATCTTCTGGAGTTGTGAATGGTTTATCTCCAGCGATGACTCTACGAGATCCCCAAGGCACAATTGCCATGGATTTTATGTTCAAAAAGTTATTATAGTAGAGAACTTTTTCACCTGGTCCACTCTGGAAGAACGAGTTGGCATGCTGTTCACTCCTGAAAGCATATGGCATATCAAGTGCCGTATAATCAGTCTCACCAGTAAACCAAGGGGTTATTTTCTCTGGAATTTTATTCATCTTTCTATGAATTGCTTCCCTAATCTTTTCACCCAACACAGCAGTGGGGTAAACAACTATCTGGATGGTGTTTTTATATAAAAAATCTAATGCAGTGTCTAAATTAGCGGGTTTACCATATTCTTTCTCAAACTGATCATGGGTAAGGACATTGAACGATACTCTACCTGGCATACGCCGGGTCATCTGTGCCTCAAAAGACTCAGCAATCCTCCTAATATAATCTACAGGTTGATTATCCAAAATCAACCAGTTCACAGTGTATGATTCGGGGTGTGCTGGTGGTTTATATCCCATAGTAGTTCCTCTTGTCCAAATTATTTAGATCATGCCCAGTATTTTACAATAGGGTGAACACTAGGATCTAGTTCGTGGTTTTTAGGACGTTGATGTAGGATAGCAAGTGCCATCTTAGGTCTGAACGTCAAAGAACTCTCCTGCTTTGGAGCACAACCATCTCTATATGAGTAGATGATTGGAGGAAGTCGATATCTTTTTATCTTTTCGTTGTGATAGAAGTCATCAGTGCCAGCATACTTAGCGACAAACCCCCTAGCATCTTGTGCCCAGTAATCATAAATGTGCTTCGCATCATCCCAGGCAATTACACTGGAATTGAACAAGGATTTGGTTGGATTTTTGACCTGAAAGGGGAGTCCTTTCCAAGAGGAGTAGACTAGAGCAAATGGACTATTGATTTCCAAAATCTTAGTGATATCACCATGGATAATCACGTCCAGATCGAAGAACAACTTACGTTTGAACCCCTGAATTTCAGGACGAACAAACATATTGATCTTCCACCATGCTGCCCACCAGTTTTTCCACTGAGCATACTTAGAGACATCGATTTCTACCACAGTGACACCCTCTTTGATGCCACTAGGGTTATCAGTGAAGCAAAAAAATGGTGCATCGGTTTGACGACGCACCATGTTGTAGAGTTTGTTTACATACTGTGCATCAAACTTGTCTCCAATCTTGATGCAGGTGATGCAAAGGTCAGATGTCTCCATCTTTACGATTCTCTGAGTAGAACTCACTGAAAGTGCCTTCAGGAAAACGTGCTTCCAGTTTCTTGATATTCATATCTAGCACCTCATCCATGTCAACTTCCAGTGCCATACATGCTTGTGCAACATACCACATGATGTCACCCAGTTCTCGTTTCAAGTGAAACAAATTCTCTTCGCTGGCAGGTTTGCCTTGGAAGATCATCTTCTTCACGATTTCAGTGAACTCACCTGCCTCTGCGGACATACCAACAGCAGCAGTAAGAAGGCGTTGCACTGCAATCTCACCACCGAGTTCCTGCAAACGGTAGATAAAGGCATCAGAATCCTGAGATTCCTTGCTTGTCACTCCGTTGACAAAACGTTGATAGTTTGTAAAATCTACTCCCATTTGAAATCGTCGAATTTGGATTTGGATTTGTTGTTGTCTTCTTTAGACGTGTACTGTACTTCTACGATGTCCTCCATCAGGTCATCCTGAGCAGTTTGTTCGCAGTCGTACAGTCTCATTTTAGCACGGTCAATGCCCACTACAAACCTCTTGTTCATGTTCAGATCGTTGTAGCGGTTCTTCAACTGCTTGACCATTATCTGGCTAAGGTTCTCCATATCTTCGGTAGAAACCAAAGCGAACATAAGATCAGCGGTAGCTGGAAGGCCAAATGATTCAGAAGTATCAGTAAGATTAGGATCTGAACTAGAAAAACCAGAGCGAGTAGTCTGCGTAGCTGAGACCACTGGGACAGAGGCTTCGACCGCGAGACCCCTGAGCTCTTCTGCGATTGCTTTGACATAAGAATAAGAATTCACGTTTGCTGCACCCCTATACCGAGAAGAGGCACAGATATTGAGATAGTCCACGAATATTATATCAGGAATGAACGTCTTTTTCAACTTCAGTTCCTGCAGTAAGGCACGGAAGTGACCCACGTGGGCAGAAGCAGTAGGATACTCCTTGACGATCAGGTGTCCCGTAGTCTTCGCGGCGATCTTTGCAATCTTCTTTGAGAAGACTTGTTCAGGTAGTTCCTGTATGTCCTGGATGTTGACATCGAGAAGGTTAGCATCAATTCTTTCTGCAATCTTCTCTTCAGCCATCTCCATTGTGATGTATAGAACGTTCTTTCCTTGGAGGAGAACACTGGCAGCGACGTGGCACATAAACAAAGATTTACCGACGCCAGTGCCAGCGAGAGCGACGTTGAGCGTTTTATCACTGAGTCCACCCGAAGTAATCTTATTGAAGTATTCAAGATCAAAGGGGATTTTATTCTCGACCCGGTGATAATATGCATAGCGATCCTCGGAATCATCGAGGTAATCGTGCCCCACACTCTGGTCAAACCCGACCGCAAGAGCATCGGAAAGGATACCTGGAATGGCATCGGGAGTAAGTTTGTCATCACCACCATCAGCGACTTGGATACTCTTGATTAGTGCCAAGTAAATGGCACGTTGCTTACACCAGTCCTCAGTGGTGTCAAGTAACCACTGAGTCTCTGACTCACTCTCTTCAAGGGAAGAAACCAACTGTGTGATAGTGGTGAGTTCATCCTGAGTGATGTCAGTCCTCTTATCAATCTCAATATGAAGGATCTCCGGACTAGGGAGAGCATCATACTGAGACAAGAACGTGGCAATTTGTTCAAAGACTACCCGATCAGTCCTTTCTTCAAAGTAATCGGGTTCAATAAACGGGAGAACTTGCCTAGCATAGCTCTCATCATGTACCAAGTTATTGAGGATCGTTAGTGGGATCCTTTCACTCATTCACCACCGCCGTAAGTAAACTCACTCTGTGCTGCATCATCAATCTTTGCCATCAACTCCTCAGTAAAATACTTCTCGGGGTTAGAGTAGACCTCTTTACCATAAACTTTCTTGCCGTCAATCTCATATCGATTTCCGACTTTCTTGATTACCCCAGTGCTCTCACCGAGTTCAAGAAGACCGAAATATCGATCAAGACCACGCTCATCGTAATACAAACGAATAGAAACAGTCTTATTTTCACGACTCAAACGTGACTTGACTGTCTTAGCCTTGATAATGTTTCCGACGATTTCCGTTCCATCCTTCTCCTTTGCTTTGCTGAGATAGATGATTGTACTCGCTGCATACTTGAGTCCCGAACCTCCTCCCATCTCTTTAGTTGGTACGTAAGCTCCGATGACATCGTATGTATGATTGGTGACAATGAGTGGAACATTCGCTTGACCGAGTTTGAGTGTAAGCATTCTGAATGCACCCTTGACTAGTTGACTTTTTGTCATGTCACGGGTCTGTTTGTCCTCAAGGACATCCTTGATCTCCTTTTCAGTGGAGAGCATTCCCAGAGAGTCTAGTACAAACATCATGGGTTTGCGATCCTTTTCATCCAAACCAAGATATTTGTCAACAATCTTCAGTGCCCGGTTACGGAACTGTTCGATAGTGACCACCTGCACGTGACCAAACCTTTCCAAGTCAATGCCACGCTCAACCAGCATACCTTTCTTGATAGCAGACTCAGTGTCAAAATACATGACACCACCGTCAGGATGCTTCTCAAGAAAATTCTTTACTACCGCAAGGGAGAAGAAGGTCTTACCTGTGGAGGTCTCTCCTGCAATAGCGGTGATCTTGTCCCCACTGATACCTCCATAAATGCTACCACTAACAAGAGCATTGAAAATGTAAGAACCAGTGTCAACATACCGCTCTGTATCATCTACATCCGATGCAAGTTTTGTGTAATCATCACCGATTTCCTTGATAATGTCCTTGAAAAAATCCATGTCAAATACCTAGTAGTTTTCGTTGCCTTTCAAAGTATCCATGAAGGATCCAGGAACTGCTATTCATCTTGTTCTGTCCACCAACACCCCACTCAAAGACAACTCGTTCGTTATCTTTATACTTCTCTAGTTCTGGAGTGTTAGATGCACCCCTGTCCCCTCCATTGCAGAAGACAACAGTCTCTGCTATGTCCAGACACTTCTCGATAGCACCACAAGCACTATCATCTGCATCATCCCAGGAAATAACAGCATCAACCATGTCAAGATGCCTCACAATGTCGGCACGTTCAGTCCAACACTGGAAATACTGACCCTTTTTACGCTTCAACCAAGGATCACCGTTCAGTCCTACCACGAGGTAGTCAGAGAAGTCCTTGGCACGACCAAAATAATGTAGATGACCACTATGAATAGGGTCAAATCCGCCTGTAACCAGGCTCACTTTTTCAAAAAACATCAGATGACGTAACCAAACTGCTCTCTAACGATCCTTTTGTATGGTCCACCAGGATTAGCATCACGAACATCCTTGACCCTGTTGAGTTTTTGATAAAGAGCCGTGTCACCACCCAGTCTCAGTGCCTTTACGATGGTTTCAAGTTCTTGATCGTTGATAGGAAGTTCCATAGTACCCCAGTAGTGTTTTGATTATAGCATCAGACAAAGAAAAGATCCAGAGTTGCTGTCTTTTCTACTGACCAGCCGATAGCGTCCAGAACCGCCCTAAGCGGTTCTACAAAAGACTTATCGAACATCAACATATAGTCAACATATCCTGCTAGACCCAATTCTTTGGGGAAATCACCGACAAATGAGATTACATTCTCTTGGGTTGGATTCGGTTTAGTCAAATAGCAGAATTTTACCTTGTCGCCATTGTTGATCGCATTATATTTAGAGTCAAGGTTATGCTTCTTCAAGTAATGGTTGTAGAGAAGTGAACCTCGTACATGGATAGGTGTACCTTTACTATAAATGGACAAACTACTCTTATATTTGTCCAAATTGTTGCAGGATCGTGGGAATGCAACAGCAGCAGGGTCCATCTTTTTGAACTCACGACGCATGTCATCGATGTATTTGATAACATCATCCTCAGTCTTGCTCATGATGATCTTCAGAGCGTCTTTGATCATCTGACGACAGGGTGCAGGGGTGGATGACTTGACTGCTTCGATACCCATGATCTTGAGTTTCGGTTCAGCAAACCTCACACCCTCAATGTCCCATGCGTTGAGAATATATCGCTTCTTAGCAGTCCAGATGCCACGCTCAGCGATGGTTTCTCGCTTCATGAACATCTTCTGCTCGTATGCATTCACATACGTCGCGAGTTCCGCGTAGCATTTCGATATGTATGGTTCAAATCGCTTCTCACAGGCATCATTGAGGAATTCGACAATCCTCTCTTTAGAAACTTTGTGTACATCAAATACACTACGGACAAGTAGATCAAGACACAGATAGATACTGTCAGTATCGGAAGCAATAACATAGTCGTGGTCCTCAGTTTTGAGTAGTTTGTTTAGATATTGGTTCATCCGGTTCTCAATCCAGCGAATGCTGAACTGACCACCCATAGTGATTGCCTCAGCGTTCTCTAGTTTGTAATACCGGAAGTAGTTGTTGCCAATGGCACCATAAGCAGAGTTGAGTTGGATCTTCTTTGCCATTTGGATGTTGTTACACCTGGCAATCTCCTTCTCCAACGCCTTTGTAGGCGTCTTCTCGTACTCCTTCTTTGCTTGGAGCATCTTTTTCTTGAAGACCACCCTCTCACTGTAGATTTTGTCCATCAATTTGGGCAAGAATCCACGGGTTTTGGTGGTGAACATGGCACCGTTAGGGCACACAGTAACGTCCTCAAGACCAGATAGATCTACCTCCTTATCCAGCAGTTTATCGACGCTTACAGAGGGATATCTGTCGTCTAACAAAGTCTCTGGTGAGATATTGTACTGCATGATGAGGTGTGGGTACAGTGAGTTCAAGTCAAAACTCACAACCCAGTCATAAATGCCTGGTTTTGGTTCTTTTACGTAAGCACCGGCATACTTTTCATTCTTTACCTCGTCTGCCTTGGGTGGAATGACGATACCCTTCTTCTTCAGGTCGTTGTAGATGATCATGTCCCACATTCGGACCTGATAAAACACGTCTGTGAAGTTCACCTTGGCGTCATATGCCATAGTGACAGCGAGTTCAATCAGTTTCATCTTCTCCTCAAGGGAGTCAACCAGTCTAACGTCCTGGATGTTGTATGAAACGAATTTCTGCCAGTCTTTAGTGTAAAACTCCCTGAAACTGTCGTATTCTGAGTGATCTAACTTCTTCTCACCTAGTTCGACTTCACCGATGTAATCAAGTTTATAACTTTCTTGTGCTTTGTAGGTGAATTTCTTGTACAGATCAAGGTAATCAAGGACAGTGACGCCTGCAATGTCATAGATCAGACGCTCACGGTGCATGATGAACATCTCCTCAGCAGTCACTAGACCCCATGGAGACATCTTCTTACATGCCTTCTCACCCAGTACACGAGTGATACGCTTACACAGGTACGGAATGTCATATAACTGACAGTTCCACCCAGTTACCACGTCAGGGGTGTCACTTGACCAGTAGTTGATGAAGTGCTGCAACAAATCATACTCATCGTTGCACTGCACGTACTTGACCATGGGGTCATTGTTGTTATAAGGAC